AGTTTTGAAGTTAGGCTCAACAGACTCAGTCATCGTGTCAGAACCTTTTTCAAACTCAGAACCATATACAAAGAACTTAACAGTTTCACTACCAGCAGCGATACCAGCTAAGTCATCAACGTGCTCAGCTCCGTATGGGCGGATAGTTAAAGTGTTAGTAGCCGTTTCGATACCAGCAGTAACAATTGCTTTGAATACCACTTGGCTAGCACCAGTTCCAACAGTTGCTACTACTGTAGCTCCTTTACGTACTGCGTGCGCTTCAGAAGCACCAGTGTCAATATTCAAAATAGAAGTAATAACACCAGTTGCAGTAGCTAAGGTACCAGTATAAGCTAAGTGCAAACGACCTTGCTCAGACCAAATAACTTGATCAGACTGCAAAGGCATTTCTGCGCTAAGCATTGCTAAGAAACCAGAAATAGTACGGTTACCATATCTGTCAACTTCCTGCTCATAAAGCTCAGGAAGGTATTGTTGTGCCCATCCATTATTTTGGATATCCAAGTAGTTGGAATCAAGGGTCATTTTTTTGTAGGCTGGAGTCACGATGCCTGCGGCAGCGGGTCCAGTAAAACTTACATTTGCCATTTTGTTTTGTTTTTAGTTTTAGTAATTTTTTAGTTTCAATTTTGTTGTTGAACTATTTTCACCACTAATAACTCTTACTTTAGTACCACCAGCATCTACCATACCATCAGATGTAGTACGATCGACTTTGATGTTTTTAGCTTGAGCAGTCATATCTCTAACTGCATCAGCTTTACCTTGTTCATAAAAGTGATTAGCGAGTGCATCAGCATTGCGCGCAGCAAACAAAGACTTATGATAACCTTTAGCATCGCTAAGTAAATTGTCTTGGCCGATAAACTTATCGAACACATTCATAACGTTGCTTTGAGCTTGCTTTGTTTCTTGCACATCTTTCACATTGAAGCGATATTTCTTTTCACCGACTTGAAAGTCAAAACCTTTGAACTTATCGTTGAAAACTTTGTTTGTTTCAGCTTGAAAGTGTTGCTGCTGTTTGGTGGTTAGTTCTTCCACCGATTTTTGTTCCTCGTTGTACCTATTAAAAAAGTCCATAGCTTTCTGTTGATCAGGAGTCAACCGAGATCCTAACTTAAGATCTTGGTAATACTTCGACTTCATATTCTCGAGATGATTTTTAGCTTGTGCTACTTCTTCTTTGTACGCGAGCTTTTTTCTTCTTATATCCCTCTCTTCGTCCATCTCTTCATCGTAATCAAATCTATCTTCGATTAAGAAGTTGAGTTCATCTGAACTTAAATGAGGCTTAGTCGCCTTGTAGTATTCCAATAAAAGTGCCTTATCATCTAGGCTGCTGTAATCAGCGTTAAGCCTAGCGTAGTCTTCGATTGTTCCACCAGTCTCGTTCATAAACTCAACTAGCTTTTCAATGCCTTCTGGCAAGTCTATCTTTGGTTGCTCTTGTTCTACAACCGGTGCTTGCTCTTCGACTACTGGCTCTTGTGTGATAGGCTCTTCAACTTCAGGCTCATCAGTAACCTCTTGTAAAACAGGAACATCCTCCTCTACTGTTGGCTCTTCAGGTGCCTGTGGCTCTTCTACCGTTGGCGTTTCGTTAGTATCTGAGAAACCTACTCTATAGGTTCCATCTTCTAATACTTCGCTTTTAACTTTGTTTTCTTCAACCGGCGTTTCTTCAGTTGGTACTACCTCCTGCTCTACAGCTGGTTCTTCTTTAATTTCTTCCATGATAAAATATTATATAATTAATAAAGTTTAATATTATTTTCTAGCGTAATACGCTATAATGCTTCCACTATTTACATCTATTTCAGTATATCTACCGTAAATAGTTGTACCAATTGGAAAAGTATCTGTAGCGGCTATTTCTAAACCTCCAGATCCTTCTGCTGCCGTTTCAGATCCAGCAGCTAAGTCACCAGCTGCGTCTTCTGTATTAGCAAATTGTGTTGATGTTTCAGCAACTAGACCACCAGTTGCATCGAATGTTGTAGCTGTTAATGTAGTAAAACCTACAAACACGTGGCCTGTTGGAGGTACTATAGCGTCGCTTGACGCTTTGGTAAATACTGAACCTGCTATAATAGAGGAAAAGTCGTTTGCTATTCTTTGTGCCATATTTTTTTTATATTATCTTGGTTCAAATTGTTCTAAGCCAAATCCTCCTAAATTGTCAAACCCAGCGGATTCAAACTTCTTAGCAGGGGCATTTTGTTTTCTTTGCTCAATCATCTCAGATTGTTGACTAGCTTGTATCCTAGTCCTTTCGTCTTTGCGATCTTCTTTATACTTCTCTTTATCCTTTATCACTTGACTTTCTACATCTTTAAGCTGCATGTTTAGTTCGAACTCTTTCTGCATAAGATCAAACTTGATTTGTGCTTCTCTTTCCATCTTTTCAATTTCAAACTGATTCTTAGCTTGATGTATTTGTATTTCAGTAGACGCTAGTGCTTGTTGCTTTTGCATCTCAGCTTCTGCCGCAACCCTAGATGATTCTTGATTTGCTTGAGCTTGTATTTGTATGTTACGCTCTTTCATCTGTTGGTCAAGCGCCATCTTCTTAGATTTTCTAACCTTCAGTAATTGATTAGCTAGTTTAGTGTTTCTTATATTCCTAACATCTATAGCATCTTCTAAGTTAATAGCTTGTTGCTGCAATGCCATTTGAATATTGTTTTCTAACCTAGTCTTTTCTTCTTCGTCAGGCTCTATCTCTAAGAATATACCAAAGTCATGTAAATGTAGGTTCTTAACCTCATGAAGTGTACCAACGTTAAATCTCCCTAGAGACTGTATAAATTGGTTTTGAGTATTAGAGTATTCAAGTACATCAGATATTCTAAGAGAGCAAGCCTCTGCGGTTTTAAGAGTGAGGTATAAACCTCCATCTTGTATATGTTTAGTAGCGACGTTTGAATTTGCTGCAGCTAGTTTTTGTAGTCCAACCAAAGAGTTTTCGTTTGGTGCACTACCATCTCTAGCTTCGTTCAAACCTGTTACGGCCCTAATCATTTGCAAGTAGTAATTATAAGAATTAATAAGTGCAGATATTTTAGCGTTACCACCGCTGGTTTGTAGTTCTTGAATAGGTACTCTTCCATTATTGAAGTCTCCATCCTGCGTCATTGATCTACCAATGACAGAACCAGTTTGGAAGTACATGTTCAACGCTTCTTGAGGATTATAATTTGTACCGTTACCTAAGTCGATCTCAGCAATACCATCAGCGTCTAAGTAAACACCATCTGGCACCATACGTGACATCACTTGTTGTAGCTTTAAATGCGTTAACTGAATCATATCAGCAAACGTCATCATTCTACTTACTAATGACTCAGCGATTCCTTTGTACATTCTTGGCGCTACAATGTTGTAACTCATAGCAACCTTTGTTATATCAGACTTGGGACGCGTCATGTTTTCACATAGCTTCCAATCTAATAATATATCGTGACCTAATATTTTAACTCCAGAGTATAAAACCTCAATAGATCTAGAAACTCTTTGAAATCTAGCTCTTTGATCTTTAGGTGGATTAAATGTATCAGACTTCTCTATTGCTTTGTCAGCGCCAGATGCGGTTTGTTTAATCTTGTATGTTTGATTGTTAAATGTTTTATACTCAAAGTACAATACATTGATATAATCTTTATCTTGTCGATGCTCAGGATAATAGTTGTATCTATCGTAATTAGAGCTTTGGTATTTACTTTCTAGATCTTCTAGTTGCTCTTGGGTTAGGTCAGGGAATTGTTTCTTTAATTGTGTCAAAGTAATTCTCCTAACTTCACCAACGTAGTATAAGTCATCGAAGAACGGTGATTCACTGTATGAATAAACTATATTTGCTGGATCGATATATTCGATTGTAACTCCTTCAGCTGTATTAAAACCGTTTTTAACACAAGCAATACCAAGTACAGTTAAATCGTAATCTAATCTTTTCTTTGTTAAACTATATTTATTTAAATTAAATAAGTTGTCTAGTGCTTCCTCTTCTGCTATCTCTATACCTTGCTTATAATCTAGCTGCATGTGTATTGCTAGCTCGTCATCATCTTGTGGTATAGTTGCTGGATCATTATTAAATGTATTAACTCCAGTCTCTTGTTGTACAGTTTCTTTAAATGTTTTAAACTGCATATCTTCCATCACTGCCTCTACGTAATCTGTTCTTTCTTTAACAGATGCAGGGTCTTGTGAGAAAGCTTTTATTTTATATAATCTTTCAGATATACCGTTAACAACAATATCAACAAACTTAGGAATGATTGGTACAGGCTTCCAGTCTAAATTAAGATAAGACAAATCACCGTTAATAGATAATTCATCTTTGTACTTCTGAACAGACTGTTCACCTCTAGCATATAGTCTAAGCTCATGAAACCTATTTTTAGTATCATAATACCTAGAGCTACCACCGTCTCTGTCAAACCATTCCGCCTCAACTGCCTTAGCAACTTGCAGGCCGTAGTCAAAGCTTGACTTCTCCTCATCAGGCACTGCCTGACTAGGGAAAACGGATTTAGTTTTAGTTTTAATCATTACTCAATTATCTTTGATATTGCTCCTTTGTTATCAAACTTTGAAAAGCCAAAGTTCAATGTGTTTGTTTGTCTTTCTGTTTTAGGTTGATACATGTGTCTATTACAAGCCATGATAGCAAGTCCAGAACTAATAGACGCGTCGTACTGTGTTCTTTTATTTATATCGAACTTAGCCCAATCGTTTAGCGTTCTATTAAATTCTATATTACCGTAGTCACCCTGCTCGTTTAAACCTACATAGCTTGATATATAACTTTCAATCGCTGATGCGTGTGCTTGCTTTATATCTTCACTAGAGTTAGGTATACCACCTATTTCTTTTTCTGCAGGTGATAACTTGTTCCAAGTCTTATCAGGCCTGTTCATTGAATATCCTCTATAACCTCTTCTTTTTAAATAATACAATAAACGTGGCTTGTTATTCTCTGCTAATATTGGCATACCATAAAAAACCAAAGCCATCAATACATCTTCGAAAAATATCTCAGATGTTTGTGGTCGTGCTATGTATTCTAAAAAGAAAGTATTAGGTGGTGCATCTTCCATACTAAACTTAGTAAGTCCGTGCAGTGCACCCTTAGAACCTCTACCATCTACTGTCCCTGATATATCGTAACTATCACAACCGAAAGCTCCAATATGTTCGTTGCCAGGAAACTTGAGTCCGTTTTTTAGTACCATCTTGTTTTGCAAGTGTGTACCTGGAACCCAAGATATATTAAACCTACCATTGTTTAAATCAGGAACAAATAAAACCCTTGAATCTTTAACTCCGTTCTCCCATTGAAAGTTTCCTTTAATAGGTCTTGCAGTCTCTTCGTTGTAATCTATTTGCTCGTATATCTTAGTTAGGTTAAATATACTATTTTTTGTTTCATCTCTAAACGCATGTTCTTCAGTTCTTGGGAACTGTCTGTAAAATTCGTTTAAAGAATCTTGATCACTTCTTAAACCTTCAGCCTCGTTTTGCCAGTGCTCTATAACACCTAAGTCTATTTCACTCCCATCAGGACCTATCACCGGTTTATTAGGAGTATTAAATACCGGGACACCATACTCGTCCATGAATCCTTCGTAGTTCCACTCCATTGGGATAAACAAAGAATAAAGACCTGAACTAGTTTGTCCGTTCTTATTTCTTTTAGTTACGTCAGAATCGTTGTATAACTTTTTAAAGTTTGATCCACCTTTGTCTAACGCATTTGATGTTGAACCCATCATACACTTACCTATAACTCTACTACCTAACCTGAGCGTAGTCTTTGTTACTCTCCAGTTATTTAGTATATTCTCAGGCTTCTCCCACTTACCTGCCTCATCGTGTATTAGTAACGCAAGCTTCTCACCATCATAGGAGTTATCTCCTGTATTCTTCCAGTCTATAGTAGTATCAAGTCCTTGCATTTCTTCTAGACCTTCAGATGATGACATCCTCTTTCTAGTTAGCTTGCTTGCTGGAACTCGGTATGCTAGCTCTGTCTTAGGTCTATCCATACCATCTTGTATAGGCTTGAAAAAGAAAGGATAGTTTATAGAAATAGGTACAACCTTATCTGTAAACATTTTCTTTGCGTCAGCACCAGACTTTGATAATATACCGTATCTAGAATCTGACTTAATCGTGGCAGAAGAAACTGTCTCGCTCGATGCCATAAATGAAAAACCAGAACGTCGATTCTTCAAATAACACATACCATAAGATCTGTTATCTGCCTTGCAAGCCTCCCAAAATATAAAGAACAATCTATTTGCTTCTCTATAATCTGGTTTACCTACGTCGATTTTACTCCACTGTAGGTACATATAATGGCTACCAGTTATATACGTTGGTACACCATTGTTGTAAAACCAAAAGCCTTCATCTCTTCTTTTAAACTCTTCTTCAATGTAATCTATCCATTGCTCTTTAAAGTTATCAGGAAGATCTCTCCAATCAAATATAGACTTGATGTTACTCAAGTCTTTAGGTAATGGCTCTACGTTCCATTTGTTATTATCCCAGCGTTTAACTTCTGCTGGTTGCTTTGGCAGAGCTATCTGTAGGTTTTGTATTTCTATTATTTCACCTATTTGCCCTGTCTTGCTAATAACAATTATGTCGTGTTCTTTATTGTAGCCGTATTCCCAACTCTTAGACTTGTTAAGTCTCTTGATCGTATTAATACGTATTGGTTCTACGACTTTTACTAGGCTTTGCTCATACATGACTATTTACTTTTACGCTCAGCAAAACCACTAAAGGCTTGCTTTGTTTTTTCTACAGTCTTGTTTTCTAGCAAAGCTTTCTCTTCTTCAATCCTAGTTAATATTTCAAAGGCATCGAATATAGCAAGCTTCTTTGTAGCTGCAGCATTCTTAAGTCTATCAGCAGACACATCTTCTTCAGTGTTTGTGATAATCTTTTCTTCTGCTACTTTGATAAGTTCCTCAACGGCCTTATACCCAGCTTCGATTATGTTGCTTTTCTTCTCCTTGATATTCATACTTAATTGTAATAAAATCTGTTTTAAGTCTATATAACTTTTCTTCGTCTATATTAAACTCATACTCTCCAGCTGGTCTGTAACCAACTATATCGCCTTTATCGTAAACGTCAGAATATACAACTTCACCTATGAACTCTCCAGCGGGCTTAACAAATGTATAACCTGGTAAGGCTTTCCATTGTTCATCCCTTTTATAAGCAAATACTTGATCAATAGCTATCTTATATAAATCTTCTTCTATATAACTAGTACTGTTTTTTTCTTTGCCTCTAGCATCGTGCCATCTTCTAAATACATTGTGATGCACAATTACTTCATCTTCCTCTTTAACAGGTGTGTCAAACTCAGTTGGTAAGCCAACCACTACACCTTGTCTGCTTATATAATCATGGTTAAATATTTCGGTGTTAAGTATAAGCTCTTTGTCACCGACTTTTTTAGTGTTGTTGTATCTTTCGTTTTTAGGCTTTATTAAAAAATAAAAAGTGCCTTTCATTAATACTCTAGGTTGTATTCAACAGAGACCGCCATGTTCTTGTTGAAATCTTTCCAAGGTAGAACTTCTTCGTTCTTCCTTATATAGATACTATACTTAGTGTCATCTTCGACTATATCACAGATGGTATGCCCTCCGTAGACCTCTTGGCCCACGGAGTAGTGCATAGCATCGTTCTTATAATCTCTCCCTACACTAATCTTCCGGATTAGCTTCATCTTCTACTTCTTTGATAGTACCATCTTGGATGTTGATACTAACCTTACCGTACTCTTCCTCTAGTTCGTTTTGGAACTCATTAAGTTCTTTACGTACCATAGGGATCGAACCGATAATGTCGTACTTCCTAGATTCTACTTGACCCAACTCCATTTGTAATTGGTTGATTTGGTTTACTAGTCCTTGCAACTTCGTAAGTTGCTCTTCTTTGATTTTGTTTTCCATAATAAAATTTTAATGTTTGGTTTTTAACTTATATATAGTATTACTCTATTTTACTATTTTTTACTCTTCTGTTGCTTCGGTAAGTCCTAGCTCAGTTAAAACCCAATCAGTTACGTGGGTGTCGTCTGTTCCCCAAAGATCATATTGTGCTTGAGGGAATTGAAGATTGCCTTCTAATAAGTTCTCTGATGGATAGTATTCTGTTACTCCGTCGTTGTCTCTGCTACCTTGAGAATGTAAAGACCAATAGAT